AAAGAACGTATTTGCCGGCGCTGATTCCATACTAAATTTAGTTAGTCCATGAAGAGATCCGTTGGATCCTCTACCATCCACAGTACCGCTAATATCATAACTATCGCAGCCAAAAGCGCCAATATGTTCATTGCCTGGGTATTTAATTCCATTTTTAAGTATTACTCGGTTTTGTAAATTTCTATCTGGAACCCAACTAACTTTGAATCTACCATTAGGATCTGGATTAAAAACCACTTGAGTATCTTTAATTCCATTAACCCATTGAAACGATCCTGTTGTTACAACTCCAGAATTTCTACTACCTTCATTATAATCTATTTGCTCGTATATTTTAGTTAGATTAAATAAACTATTTTTCGTCTCGTCTCTAAAAGCGTGTTCTTCTGTTCTTGGAAACTGTCGATAAAATTCATTTAAAGCATCTTGGTCATCTTTTAAACCGTCAACTTCATTTTCCCAATGATCTATTACGCCGACGTCAATTAATTGATCGTCTGGTCCGTATACATCATGATCTGGGTTATTAAATACAGGGCGTCCGTATCTGTCAATAAATCCTTCAAAGTTCCATTCCATTGGTATAAACAAAGAATATAAACCAGACTTTGTTTGTCCATTACGGTTTCGTCTTCTAACATCTGAATCATTATAAAGCTTTTTAAAGTTATCTCCACCTTTGTCTAAAGCGTTTGACGTTGAACCCATCATACACTTACCTATAATTCTACTACCTAATCGTAAACAAGTTTTTGTAACTCGCCAGTTGTTAAGTATATTGTCTGGTCTTTCCCACTTACCACTTTCATCGTGTACTAGTAAATTTAATTTTTCACCGTCATAGCTATTATCTCCAGTATTTTTCCAGTCTATGGTTGTATCAAGTCCAGCTAACTCTTCTTGCTTTTCGTTTGCTGTAATTTTTTTACGAGTGAATTTGCTAGCTGGAACACGATAAGCCAGCTCTGATTTGGGTCTATCCATACCATCTTGGATAGGCTTGAAGAAGAAAGGATAATTAATCGATATAGGCACGACTTTATCGGTAAACATTTTTTTAGCATCAGCTCCTGATTTAGACAATATACCAAATCTACTATCACTTGATATTGTAGCTTGATTTACTGTTTCTGCAGATGACATAAACGAAAAACCGCTACGTCTATTCTTTAAATAACACATACCGTAACATCTAGAGTCTGCTTTACAAGCTTCCCAAAATATATAGAATAATCTATTAGCTTCGCGGAAATCTGGAGCACCAACATCTATTTTGCTCCATTGTAGGTACATGTAGTGAGTTCCAGTAATATAAGTTGGAATACCATTGTTTTTAAACCAAAAACCTTCGTCTCTTCTTTTGAATTCTTCATCTATATAATCGTACCACTGCTCTTTTTGTTCTTCTGGATATGCTCTCCAGTCAAATATACTCTTAAGTTTACTTAATTCTTTAGGTTGATCAAACTGCCGCCATCTATTTTCTTCGTTAGAATAAACTTCAGCTGGAACAGCTGGCAAAGCTATCTTCAACCCTTGAATATCATATATTTCACCTATTTGACCAGTTTTAGATATAACAACTATATCGTTATCTTTGTCGTAACCATACATCCATTTTTTAGACTTATTAAGTCTTTTAATAGTGTTGATTTTAACAGGTTCAATCACTTTATATAAACTTTGCTCGTAACTCATTTAGATCTTCCTTCTGCAAAACCTTTAAATACTCTGTCTTTTTTTTCTTCAGACGGTTTTCCTTCAAGTATACTTTCTTCTTCTTGTATGCGGTTCAATATTTCAAAAGCATCAAATATAGCTAGCTTTTTAGTTGCCGCAGCGTTTTTTAATCTATCGGCAGATACATCATCTTCAGTGTTCGTGATGATTTGCTCTTCGGCTACTTTTATAAGCTCTTGAACAGCTTTATGCCCAGCTTGGATTATACTCTTCTTCGTCTCCTTGATATTCATATTTAATTGTAATAAATTTATTCATAACTCTGTATAATCTTTTACCATCAATAACAAATTCGTATGTTGAAAATGGAGTGAAGCCAACTAGCTCTCCACGTTGAAATTCGCCGTCAGTAAACTTAACAACACCAATACATTGCTCTTCTTTTTCTTCAATAAATTTATCTCGATTTTTTATTGGTTGTACGAAGCAATATCCATCCATTGCCTTCCATTTAGATTCTTTATATCTACTCCAATTTTGTAATCTACGATAAGCAAATATTTGATCTTCTTTAACAAAGTATTTGTCGTCTTCAAAATAGCTTTTACTATTTCTTTCTTTGCCTTTAACATCGTGCCATCTTCTAAACACATTATGATGTACGATTACTATATCCCCTTGTTTTACTTTACCTTTATAGTTTTTTGGAACAGCAATAACAGTTGCCTCTCTATTGACGTATTCATGATTAAATACTTCAGAATTAACGATTAGTTTTTTATCACCAACATCTATAGAGTTGTTGTATCGATCTCCTAAAGGTTGTATTATAAAATCGTTTAATGCTTGCATTAATATTCAAGATTGTATTCTACTGATATAGCCATATTTTTATTAAAATCTTTCCAAGGCAAAACCTCTTCTTCTTTTCTAATATATATAGAGTACTTATCGTCTTCTTCTATAATATCGCATATAGTATGACCTCCATACACATCTTGTCCAACAGAATAGTGCATAGCGTCAATTTTATAATCTTTACCTATTGTTATTTTACGAATCAGCTTGCTCATTTTTAGCGTAAGTTATAGTTCCAGTTTGAATATCAACGTCCATCTTGCCATATTCTTCTTCAAGCTTAGCGTTTAATTCACTCATTTTCTTATTTACAATGTCTAATTCGTGAAGCAACGCGTGCTTTCTAGCCTCAACGTTACCAACCTCTAATTTTATTTGATTAGATATTGAAATAATTTGTTGAACTTCTTTCAACTGTTCGTCTGTGATTTTTTCTGGCTTAGCAGCCAAGTCAATTGTTTTTGCCATAATTTAATTTAATTTAATTGTTTATTAAAATTTATATAACTGATAATCTAAACCCATGAAGCTATGTACCCCATTATCGCTTATATCAGCAGCGTAATCAGCCCATCCATCTGGGTGAGTATATTGTAATGTTTCAGCTTCTGGATCAACTGGCTCTAAACCTTTCCATAATACGTCTAAATGATATTTATTAGAAAGTACAGGTGCTTGTGTTTCATTACCATCTTCGTCATAAATACCTTGCTCTAAGACGATATAACCAAGTTTAACGATAATATGCTTATGAGTTGGGTATGTGTTACCATTTTCATCAGTAGCTACTCCTAAAGCGTTTATTTTGCTTTCTGCTTGTTCTAAGCTATCAAACTCGTATTTACCTATTTTTTTCATTATGAATTATTTGTAAGATTACCTAATTCTGTATCATTTAATGCTCTATCAAATACTGCTAATACTTTAATTTCTCCTTCAAATTTACTACCAGTTCCGTATCCAGCATATAAAGCTTTTAATACATTCGTAGCAGGAGTAAAATCAATAGTTTCAGTGTGCTTTTTTACTCCATTTAGATAAACCGTAACATTGGTTGTAGTGTACTTGATTGCCATTTTGTTATATGAGCTTGTATTAATGCCAGTTATAGTTCTATCACTAGGCGTAGCTATTAAAGAGCCACTATCTACTATATCCATATACATGTTTTGACCAGTATAACCTATGGTAATAGCAGGATCAGCATTATTAGTTCCGCCTCCTATAGAAACAAGTTTAGTTCCTGTTGTACCACCAAGCTTAGATTCTAAATAAATGGTTCCTTGCGTAGTATCTATCAATGTACTATTACCACTACCTGTTAGTGTTTCTGCTGCTCTTGTAACACCTAATGCTGTTCCGTGATTTGGTATGTAAGAAGTTGGGTAGGATAGTTCTTCTAGTTGTGCGCCCCATATTAAACAATCAACAGAGTTAGTATTATTTATGTTATCAATAAAAACAAAATTACTGTTACTATCTGCTGTAAAATTTAATTCATATCTAACCCATTCGTTTGTTAGATTTACTTCTACACTTGCAGTTTTAGTTCCTACCGTAGATGATGCAGCAACACCTATATCGATATTTTCTCCACCATTGTTTTTCAAAAACAAAGTTAAAGTATAATCATTACCAATTGTCATAGATGCTGCTAATGTTAAATAACTTCCACTAACCGTAGGAGTTTGGAATCTAGTAGCGTTTTGTGTTCCATCGGGACTAATAGCAAAATTTGGAGTAACAGTAGTATTGTTACCTTTGTTCCACTCACTAAAATCCTCACTATAAGTAATAAGATTAGTAGAAGTAGGCTCTAACAATATATGACCATTCTCTCCATTACTATCATAGTTTATTCTAGCTAAATCTACATCTTCACTAAATGTAATGTCTTTTACTGATACGTTGTCTATTGAGCCTTCGCCACCTACACCAAACTGACCACTATATATTCTTAATATTGTATCAACACTTCCTGAAGTTACATAAATTATATGTGTTCCAATACTAGTTGGAATTGTGTATTGTGAGCCTTGACCTATTGCAATAAAAGGATTACCTCTTACATAAGAAACAACATCTATGCTTACTTTATAAGTTTTACTATTAGCGTAACCTGATTGAGTTATACTGCCGTTTGTGGTTGTATTAAAAGATGCTTTACCATCTTCTATACTCCAACCTGTACCTAAATTCCACCTGTTATTAGGGTCTACTTGTTGTACTGATACGTCATCGATAAAAAATGTACCTGCACTACCACCAATGCTTGTCTTATATATAATTAGATTTCCTGACCCTGTAGGTTTCAAATAAAAATCATAATATGTG